CAAAGATCATTACCAGAAAAAGTATTAAATGAATTAGAACTTTTTATGATGGATATACAGGTTGATATTGATTCAGCAAAAAAAGAATAAAAGGGGATAATTGGCTTAATTTTGAATTTTTCCTAGCAACAGAACTTGGCAAAACTTTAACTGAACTCAGAAATCTTTTAACAGAAGAGGAGCTTGTATATTGGGCTGCATATTATGATTACAAGAATGAAAGAGAGCAAAAAGAAATGCAACGACAAAAAGCAAACAAAAAAATTAAGTCAAACTACAGATAAATTAAAAGGGAGATTAGATAAATCAAATAGATCATTAAGAGATACTGGAAAATCTGCAAAAGTAGCATCAACAGGTGTTAAAGGGTTAGTGGGAGCATTAAGACCTTTATTGGCTGCATTAGCAGTTGTTGGCACAGCAAGATTTATATTTTTTAAAACTGCTGAACTTGAAACTCAAATTGCAAGTTTGACAAAGTTAACTGATTCAGCAGAAAAAACTAATCAAATAATAAAAGAATTACAAGACTTTGGTGCTGTAACACCTTTTACAAGTAGTGAACTAATCGAACAAACAAAAAGATTAAAAGCTTTTGGTTTTGAAACTGATAAGCTGGTTGATACAACAAAAAGACTTTCAGATGTTGCTGGTGCCACTGGTGCTGATCTTACAGGTATTGCAACAGCATTTGGACAAATAAGAGCAAAAGGAAAACTTCAACAAGAGGAAAATTTACAGTTATTAGAAAGAGGTGTTGATATAACGACTGAACTTAAAAATATAACTGGATTACAAGGAGAGGAATTTGAATCTGCTATGAGAAAAGGAAAAATTGGTGCTGATCTTGTTACTCAAGCACTTATAAATTTAACGGATAAAGGAGGAGTTTTTGCTGGTGGTGCAACCATGCAAGCTGATACTTTAAATGGAAAATTATCAACTTTGCAAGATACCATTGATACTTTGGCAAGAACGATAGGAGAAGAGCTTAAAGATGAAATAAAGGCTGTGCTTGATATAAGTATTGCTGCTGTTAAACAAATTTCAACCTTTATAGAAAGTATTGGTCTTGTTAACAAATTAGGTAAAAAAACAGCAATTGAAATTGAAACACAAGCTAGGGATGAAGCTACTAAAGAGCTTTTTGGAAAAGGTAAAAAATTTGGAAGATTTGAAGGGATTACAAATCCTCAAGCCAGAAAAGAATTTCAAGAATTATTTGATTTAAAGAAAAAAGAACTTATTACAAGTGCATTAACACTTAAAAACAGTAAAGAACAAACGCAAGAAGAAAAGAAAAGAAAAAAAATTGTAGAAGATGCTCAAGAAAAAGCAAAACAAATTAAAGAAAGTACCGAAAAAACAACAACAGCTATTGAAAGCTCAGTTACTTTTAATGAACTATTTAATACTGGGTTAGAGCAAACAAACTTTTTAGTTAATGGCCTTTCTCTTGGTACAGATAAATTTGCTGATAAATTATTAAACGTTAAATCTGAAACCGATAAATTAAATGAAAAGTTTATGGAAATTGGTCAAGGAATAGAACAAAGCATTGTTTCTAACCTGACTGATGCGGTAAACGGTACAAAAACTTTAGGTGAGGCTGCTGTTGGTGTTTTAAATCAACTAAAAAGAAAGCTTGTAGAGGTTGCAATACAACAAGCAACGGCTGGTTTAGGAAATAAAATAGGTGGATTTTTAGGTGGCTTGTTTGGAGGAGGAGGAGGAGGATTATTTTCTGGAGGTGGTGGATCTGGAATAAAGTTTGGATCTGTTGATCTTGGTTTAGGTTCTGGTCTAAACTTTGCAACTGGTGGAAGGCCACCTGTTAATAAAGCTTCATTGGTTGGTGAACGTGGCCCAGAACTCTTTGTTCCAAATTCTGCTGGTACAATAATTCCAAATAATAAATTAGGAGGTGGAGACAGTATTACTAATATTGTTAATGTGTCAGTAGATGCCTCTGGTAGCTCCGTTGAAGGTGATGACGCATTATCACAACAACTTGGTCAAACAATAGCTCTTGTAGTGCAAGAAACACTTGTCAGAGAAAAACGTAATGGAGGTTTATTAGCATAATGGCAACTTTTCCATCAATAAAACCAGCTTACGGAGAAACGCAAACCATTGAACAAGATAATATTGTCGTAAAACTTGGTGATGGATATGAACAAAGATTAGTTAGAGGACTTGCAGCAAACAAGAGATACCATGTGATTCGTTTGGTTTTTAATATCACACAAACTGATGCAAATACAATTAATACTTTTTTAAATGCACGTTTTACCGATCAAGAAGCTTTTGATTATACAATTTCTGGTGAATCTGCATCAAGAAAATTTAAATGTACAAGTAGGCGTGCATCAATACCATATTTAAATAGAGTTACTTTAAATTTAACTTTTGAAGAAGTTTTTGAACCTTAATGCCAATACCACATTCAGAATTACAAAAATTAAACCCAAATTCAATTATCGAACTGTTTGAATTGGAATTGGTTGAAGGTTTGCATTATGCAACAGGTAATCCAACAAATGTTCCGATTATTTATCGTTTTCATGCTGGTGTAAACATAAGCACTCATGCAAATATAGTTTGGCAATCAAATACTTACGAAAGATTTCCTATAGAAGCAAAAGGTTATGAATACTCTGGCGAGGGAAAAATTCCAAGACCAACATTAGTTATGAGTAATTTAGGAGGAATAACAAGATCGGGCTCTGTTATCAGGGTTACAGATTTATTAACTACAGTGAATTTAGTAACGCCTCATAATGATTTGTTAGATGCAAAAGTTACAAAAAGAACAATTACTGCTGACGCTTTAGATGCAAGTAATTTCACTGGTAATACAAACCCTTTTGGCACACCAAGTTCAAACGAATTACCACAAGAAATTTATTTTATTGATAGAAAAATACAAGAAAGTAGAGACGTTGTCTCATTTGAACTTGTAAATAGACTTGATATGGAAAATAAAAAAGTGCCAGCAAGACAAGTTACAAGAAAAGATTTTGAAGGTGTTGGCACGTTTGTAAATTAACTATGGATGAATTTTGTAAACTACAAGCTATTGCACACGCTAAAGAGGAAGCACCAAATGAATGTTGTGGTTTGTTTATTAAAACTAAAAAGGGATTTGAATATTTTAGATGTAAAAATGTAGCGTATGAATTTAAAGCAAATTCTTTTGTAATCAACCCTTTTGATTTTGCAGATGGTGAGGATAAAGGTGAAGTAGTTGGAATTTTACATTCACACCCCCAAAATGTATTACAGTTTTCACCAGAAGATATTGCCAGTTGTAATTCAATACAAATACCTTTTTATCTTGTTTGTCCAGATTTAGATAAAATGATTGTAATTCAACCCGAAGAAGATGCTTAAAAAAATAAAAGTTTATGGATTTTTAAGAAAATATACAGGCCAAAGTGAATTTATGGCTGATGTAAATTCACCTTATGAAGCATTTAGTTTTTTATTTTGTAATTTTAAAGGTCTTGAAGAAAAAATGACTAAACAACTTTTTTGTGTAAAAGTAGGCGATAAACCAATTACAAAAGATTTTTTAAATATTAGAACAGAACAAGAAATAAAAATTATACCTTTAGTCCATGGAAATTTTTTTACTTTAATTTTTGGTTTAGCTCTTAATTATGTAGCAAAAGAATATGTGAAACAGGTAATTGTAAAATACGTCTTAACTTATGTTGCGTTGAATTTAATTCAAAAAGGAATAAATAATTTGCTTTCGCCACAAGAAGATACAAGAAATAGAGATACAGGTCAAGACCCATTAGACCCATCTGCATTAGCAAGTAATTATTCTTTTACAGGTTTAACTAATATAAGTCAGGCTGGTATTCCAGTAAATTTAGCCTATGGGGAAATTTTAGTTGGTTCTATTGTCGTTTCAAATGGTATTGATACAGTGCAAGTTGAGGGTACAAATTAATGAGTATTAAAGAATTTGACCAAAGTACAACCTTTTCAAATCCAGATTTACCAAGTGGTGCATTATCTTCCAAACAGTTTAATACGATAGTAGAGCTACTGTCTGAAGGAGAAATAGAGGGCAGTGCAACGGCGTCAAAAAATGGTATTACAGATAAAACATCAACAGCTTATATAAATAGTTTTAAAAAAGATATTTTTTTGAATAAAACACCAATCTTACAAGCTGCTGCAAGTGTGACAGCACCACAAGACAGTGATTTTAATTTTCAAGATGTTGGTTTAGATTTTAGAGACGGCACTGCAAATCAAACATTTATTTCTGGCATTAAAAATATTGAAACAGAAGTTGGAATTGGTACGGAAGTAAAAACTACAAATCCTGTTACACATACAGTAAGTCAATCAACAATTAATTCGGTGCGAGTAACTTTGCAATTTCCTTCCATGCAATTTTTTAATGATGAAGGTGGCATTGATGGGGTAGAGGTACAACTAAGAATTAAAGTTATTGAAAATGATGGAACAACAACTACAGCAGTTGATGACACTGTAAAAGGTAGATCAACAAACGCATATTTTAGAGATTATTTAATTAATTTAGCAAGTGGTACATCTTTTCCAGTACAGATAAGGGTTGAAAGGGTAACAGCAGATAGTACAGATGCAAATACTGTAAACGCTTTCAGATTTAATTCTGCGACAAATATAATAATGAAGCAGAACGCATATCCAAATACAGCACATACAGCATTACGTTTTAGTGCTGAAAAGTTCCCTAGAATCCCAAACAGACGGTATAAGATAAGAGGACTCAAGATCAAAATTCCGTCAAATGCAACAGTAAATGCTACTCATGGCAACCTTTCTTATTCTGGTACATGGAACGGAACTTTTAAAGCTAGTAAGGAGTGGTGTTCTGACCCAGCTTGGATTCTTTATGACCTTTTAATTTCCGAACGCTTTGGGTGCAATATTACAGAAACCTCACTTGATAAATTTAGTTTTAAATCTGTAAGTGAATATTGTAGTGCATTAGTTGATGCTGGTAATGGTGACGGTAGTACTGAGCCAAGATTCAGTTGCAATGTAAACATCACCCAACAATCTGAGGCATTTAACCTTATAAACGCTTTATGCGGTTCTATGAGGGCAATTGCTTTTTATGCTGCTGGTTCAGTTTCTATAGCTCAAGATGCTGAAGGTAAGGCAACTAAATACATATTCAATAATTCAAATATTACTGAAGATGGTTTTGTTTATAACGGTTCAAGTTTAAAAACAAGGCATACAGTAATTAATGTTCAATATTTTGACATGATTACACAAGAATTAGATATTGAAACTGTTGAAGCTGACGCAGCAACACAAACAAAATATGGGGTTGTAACTAAAACTATAAAAGCATTTGCCTGTACATCAAGAGGGCAAGCTGCAAGGTTAGGAAAATGGTTTTTATTTAATGAACAAAATTCTGGCGAAACTTGTGCTTTTGCAACAACCTCTGCTGCTGGTGCGTTAGTTAGATGTGGTGATATTATTGAAATTGCAGATTCTTTAAAAGCTGGAGTAAGGAGAGGCGGTTTGCTTTCTTCTGTAACAAGCACAACTGTTGTCGTATTAGATAATTCAGATTTAACAGATATTCCAACATCAAATAGCCCAACAATATCAATAGTTATGCCTGATGGCTCAGTTGAAACTAAAAACATTAGCAACGTTACAGGAGCAACAATAACTGTTTCATCAGCATTTAGTACAACACCAAATGTAAATGCACCTTATGTTTTAGAAAGTTCAAATTTACAAACAACAACTTGGAGAGTTGTTTCAGTAAGTGAAAATGATGACACAACTTATTCGATTACTGCACTTGAGCACAATGAGGGTAAATATGCTTTTGTGGAGGATGGGGCAGCTTTGCCTGTTAGAAATACAACTGCATTAACAGTAATTTTAGACCCACCAGAGGGGCTATCGGCACAAGAAAAAATTGTAATTATTAACAATAAAGCTGTTGCAAAAATTTTACTCGATTGGCAAACACAACAAGGAGCAAGTAGATATGAAGTGCATTACAGGGTTGATAATGGAAGCTTTTTCAAAATTGATACAGTTTCCAGTGATGCTGAAATTGTAAATAGTCAAGCTGGTAGGTATGAATTTAGAGTATTTTCTTTTAATGGCCTTGGAGAACCAAGTAGATCGCCAGCACAACTAACTTTCGATGCTGTTGGTAAAACAGCCCCACCACAAGACATAACAGGATTAACTTACGAGCCTTTAACAGATAAACTTGCAAGGCTTAGATGGACACCTGTTACAGAAGCAGATGTACTTGCAGGGGGGCGTATTTTTATAAGGCATACACCAGACACAACTGGTAATGGCACTTTTTCAAATGCAACCGACCTTGTTACTGCTGTTTCTGGTAATACAAGTTCTGCTGAAATACCTATTTTAGCTGGGGAAGTAATTTTAAAAGCACAAGATGACGGTCAAAGATTCAGTACAGGGGAAACTTCCGTTATTATTGACCCACCAGACCCACAACCATCATTAATTACACAAACAAGGCGTGAAGATCAAGACAACCCAAAATTTCAAGGCACAAAAACAACTACAGGTTTTGATAGTGCTAGTAATTCTTTGACTTTAAGTTCAGTAGGATTAATAGATTCCATTACTGACTTCGATTCAGAAACTAGCATTGATTTTATTGGTGGTGTTGCATCATCTGGTACTTATGAATTTGGTGGTAGTGCTGGTGGTACTTTTTTAGATTTAGGAGGTGTTTTTGCTTTAGATTTAAAAAAACATATTAAATCGGAAGCTATTTACCCAAATGATTTAATTGACAGCAGGGGTTTAATTGACGACTTACAGGATTTTGATGGCACTGGAAGTGTTGATGTTAATGCTATTACTGAAGTAAATGTAACTCAAAACGACCCAAATTCTGGTTCTGCAACTTACGCTGGTTTTCAAACTTTTGCAAATGGAACATATAAAGGTAGAGGATTTAAATTTAGAACTACTTTGACATCTGGCGACCCTGCACAAACAATTAGAGTAACAGAATTAGGTTATACAGCAAGCTTGCAAAGAAGAACAGAACAAAATGCAACAGCTATTGCGTCTGGTGCTGGGCAAAAAAATGTGACATTCGATAATCCTTTCTTTGTTGGTACTAGCAGTTTATTAGGTGCAAATTCACATTTACCCTCTGTTGGAATTACAGCTTTAAATATGGCATCTGGAGATATTTTTGAATTAAGTAACGTAAGTTCAACAGGCTTTTCAGTTCATTTTAAAGATAGTTCTGGGGCTTCTATTAATAGAAATTTTAATTTTACTGCTGTTGGGTTTGGTAAAGGTGGATAAAACAGATATACTAAAAAAAATTACTGTTTTTTAAATGGCAAGAGTTGATAATACGGGAGGATCAGGTTTTACCGTTGATAATGGTACAGGTCTTGTCGTTCGTACTAAATTAAATCAGGTAATTGCTGCATTAAGTACTACCAATCAAGGCTCTGGCGACCCTACTATTGGCGTTGCAGCTTATACACAACACATTGATGGTAATACTTTAAAAATTAGAAACGCTGCTAATAATGCCTTTGTAAGTTTAGGTGATGTAAGTCTTGCAAACTTTGGTCATGCTTCTTTATCTTCAGCAAATACATTTACAGCCAGAGCAACTTTTAATGTTACATCTTCAATAACTTTGCCCTCTGGTACAACGGCTCAGAGAGACGGTAGCCCAGCAGTTGGTATGATACGCCATAATAGCCAAACAAATACCTTTGAAGGTTATAACAACGGTGCTTGGGGTTCATTAAGTGGTGCGAGTGGAATATCAAATGTAGTTGACGACACTTCACCTCAATTAGGTGGAAATTTAGATGTACAAACCAGAGAGATAAATACATCTACATCTAATGGAAATATAAAAGTAACACCAAACGGTACAGGATTATTTGAAGTCAAAGGAAACACAAACGCTGGAACACTACAGCTTAATTGTGAATCAAACAGTCATGGAGTAAAACTTAAATCCCCTGCCCATAGTGCTGGTCAATCTTTTACTTTAATTTTGCCAGATAACCAAATTGCTGCTGATAAAATTTTAAAGGTTAAGAGTATTAGTGGATCTGGTTCAACTGCTGTAGGACAGTTGGAGTTTGCGGATGCTGGAGGGGCTGGAGCTACTGGAGGGGGAAGCGATCAGGCTTTCTTTGAAGGAGATCAGAATGTTACTACCTCTTACACATTGACAGCAAATAAAAATGCTATGGCAATATCACCTACAATAGATTCAGGTGCAACTATAACCGTGCCAAGTGGTGCAATCCTTGTTATTCTTTAATTATGG